TTCTTCAACGCGCTAAAACTTTAGCGCGCTGAAGCGGCTAATTCTTAGCTTAATTTTGGGAAAATATACCCCTCCTTTTTTTGTGGTGCTAAATAATTTATTTTGAAAAATTCTCTGAAAAAATTTTGGGACTTTAAAACTTTAATGCGCAAAAGCAAAAATACTTTAGCACATTAACGCGTTAATGCTTTAGTGTGGTGGGGCGTGGCTTTTCGGAAATGACCGCTTTTACACTTTAGCGTGGTAAAGTGGCTGCTTCAAAATATCCACGAAATAAAATTTCAAAATATCCACGAAGTAAAAATTCAAACCAATAAAAAAGCCTACACAATGTAGGCTCGTCTTTTACCTTTTCCTTTAACTTTTACCTCTACAGCTCGTATACGACCTTCCCGCACCAAGTTCGTACAAATAGCCGTCATCCTCTGTCTCGTCAGCCCCGGCGCAACCTCAGCCAAAATTTCTCCAACCTGAACAGGCTCATCTAACCCTTCCAAAAATTCATAGACTCGCTCTCCATACACCCTATTCTCCTTATACTGCTCCGATTCTTTCGACTTCGCCAACGCTGCGGCGCCACGTTCATCCAGCTTCTTCAGCTCTTCCTCACATTCCTCAATTAACTCAGGTGTAATTTCCCCTCGTATAATCATTTCCAATCTTTCACGTCTAGTCATTACTATCCTCCCTTTTAATTTTTGATATAATAATTTGTCCCAGTTCACTCTCCTCAAATATACTCCATGCAAGCATCCACACAGAGCAGACCAAACCTAACAAAATAAGACTAACTAATATTGCCAATATAACTTTCATTCATCATCACCGCCTTTTGGTTTGATTCTGTGGCAATAACCGTTCACCTCTGCGTTCTCACGTTGTAGTGCTTCTATTGCCATATTGGCAGATTCTTCATCAATTAACACAAGACCTTGTAATCTGTTAGGCACATTTAATGCCCGTTGTATTCTACTTATTGCTTCTTCTTTTGTTATTGTCATTCTTCTTCACCGCCTTTCATTCTCGCTCCACAGTTTGGACAGTAATTGTACTTTTTCATTCCTTTGTAGTGGCATACCGAACAGCACACGTTATCAAAATGCTTGCGAAAGTACGGTTGTTCGTCTACTTTTTGCCATTCCCCTTTAGGTCGCTCTGCCGATAGTGCTTCTATTGCCATGTGTAAGGCTTGTAATGTTGGTGAATCAATTTCGTTGTAGAAACATACTGTATGATTATCTATTAGTTTAATTGCTTCTTCCCTTGTCATTTATCATCACCGCCTTTGCGTCTGTTTCTCCGCATTGTTCCTCTTTTCTTTTTTCTTGGGAAACACCATTCTGTTATTACATACTTTAGCATCATCAAAATCTTTCCCCATATCTTTTTTGACTTTCTTGATAGTGTTATCGGAATCGTGATTTCGTCAGTAAGTGAAAAGTCCATTTCCGCCACATCAACGCTTTCATCAATCTCTATGTTGATTTCTTTGATACCGCCCAATTCGTGATAATTTCCGTCATTGTCTGCGATATATATAGTTCCTATTTCTCCGTTTTCTGTTGGCATTACTCCACACCGCCTTTCATTTTTGCACCACAATTGGGGCAGAAGATACTATCGCGACCTTCATCAACATAATAATGGCATTGGCTACATTCATACTTTGTCGGATAAAAATCAAAGTCTACCCATTTTCCTTTATGTTTAATCCACTTACCTTGTACAGTATTAGTTGATACTTTTTTAATCTGCTTTACTCTGACATTATTGAGATACCTCGGCATTTCTTGTAATGTTTTTATGGCTTTTTCATATCTTCCTTCAGTTGAGGGTTCCGCTTTTAAAGCTTCTATTGCTATATCCAACGCTTCTTCGTATGGTTGTGGGTCATCATAATCTCCGTACTGGTCTGTCGGCACAAACGCAATACTTATATGTTCAATCAATTTAATTGCTTCTTCCCTTGTCATTTCTCTATCTCGCTTTCATATGCTATGTTCTTTGCAATAGCTTCTATCATGCACACGGCATTGAGCAAATCTGTGCGGATATTGGCGAGTTCAAGTAAGATTTCGCTCTTGCTCATTTCTTTAGTATATTCGCTCATTTCTCCCACCTTCCTTGCGATGTATTCCATGCTTGTCCTACGCTCTTAAAACCGTTGACTTCCTCTCTTCTATTGCTTTTCCTTTCTCCCCAAGAACAATAGTCATCTGCATTAGTATGACGAACACCACTTAATCTACTACACCATGTTCTCATATAGTCATCTTGCCACCAACGGCAATCTTTACACCGCACCAAACCTAAATGATGTTCGCTTGCTCGTATCACCATCTCTTGCCGTTCTATATCTTTCTGGAGTGATTCTATTGTCATATTGCACAAATCAACTAGAGCATTGTAGTTTTCTTCACTTTTCATTGATTCAAGCACTTGTATTGCTTCTTCTTTTGTCATTCTTATCTCCTTTCTCCGTAGGAACACCAATGTACACGATGCCCCATAACTTCATTATCGTTAATATCAAACAAAATTACTTCTTTACATTTGTCTTGATACTTGCAATCTTCACACCGCACCACTTCATTAGTAAACACATACTTTTCCTTGATGCGTTCGACGATTTCGTCTATATCCACTTTAACCTCTGCGACAACCTTGTACGGCTTTTCTTCGTTCTGTAATGCCTCTATTGCCATATCAATTGCTTCTGCATAGATATATCCATCAGAATCTTCATTATATACTTCGTTATATAAGCTTTCTAAATTATTAATCGCTTCTTCTCTTGTCATTTTATTCGTCCCATTCAAAATCATCTTCTTCCGGAATTTTAATTTTTAATATTTCGCAAAATGGATACCAGGATTTAATTGCTTCAATTTCATCCATTAAATCCGTAATCATCTTTCCTTGCGCAATTATTATTATTGTTAATATAAGTAACCAAAATTTCATATTTTCTCTCCTTAACTTTCTTTCTATAATAATTATAACTGTTTTTGTAAAAAAAATCAAATTTTTAAGATTAATGAAGTGAACGCTCCCAAAATTTGACTTATTTATAGGTCTGTGTTATACTTATATATAGGAGGAAACATAGAATGAATAGATTGAAACTTGATTTTAGCTTAGAAACTGCGCAAGAGCGCAAAGAGTTTATAGATACATATATAGTTCAATTTCCAGACTTGACGCCTGCGGAAGCCTCTACGATTGCAGACTATTTACTTTGGGGAAAAACCGAAGAAGGCGTTCCGCTTGGCGCAGGTACTGGGTTGAAGACGAAATGGACGAAGACGGACAATACCGAATCGTTAGATGCGGTTTTAGAAAATCCAGCACTTTCGAATATACAGCTTTATTCACTTAATGATGCGGTCGTTTTAAAGAAAGGAAGAGATGTATTTGATAGGGATGAAGCCAGAGAAAAAGCTCCAGATTATTTGAAGAAAACTTTTGAAGATTTATGGAGAATGATTGATGAGATTGAACTGGAGATTAATTTTTATGAAGAAAAGGTTGGAAAAAGGGATAAACCTCCGAGAAAAGAGTTATTAAAGCGTTTTACAGATGAAGAAGCTGAATTTATACGTGCGCGCAGCCAAAAACTTAATCAATATAAGTATTTGAAATTAAGACATAGACTTAAAGAACTTAGAACAGAACAATTTACAATTAGAGATTCATATAGAGGAAATTTTAACATTACACAATCTATTTATTCACCAAAAGATAAGACTTTTGCATTTGATTGCGACGTAGAAGTGCTGCCGTTGGGCATTAAAGAAGGAGAAATAGGAGAGCTTATTTTTAATCCTGGGTTTGACCCCGGCGCACTCAACGATAGACAATTATATTTAATTAATGAGTTGATTTGGAATAAGAAAAAAATTGGAAAAGGAAAGAAAATTTTTGACTTTAGAGAATTAGATGCCGTTTATCAGCTTTATTTATTTAAAGAAGATTTAGATGATAGATTGGAACAGATTGATTTTGACCATACGGTCGAAAATAACTTAAAAAGCTTATTAGATACGCTTAGCTTTTACGAAAGTATAAGTGATTTAAATGATATACAAAGAGAAATTTTAAGATTAAAAGAAAAAAAAGAAAAAAATGTAGATATAGCGGGGTATATTAATAAGAAATATGAAAAAAATTATACCGCGAACTATATAAGTACTATTTTTAAACAAAAAATTATTGTTAAAATCAATGAGGCCGTAAAATTACATCAAGATACAATTGAAAATTGCTTCTTTAAAGAGAACTTTAAGAAATGTAATGATTGTGGTAGGATTTTATTATTAGATGGAAGAAATTGGGTTAAGAAAAGCAGAAGCAAAGATGGTTTTCAAAATAGATGTAAGAGATGTGAGCGAGAAAATAGAAAAAAGAAAAAGGGAGGCACTAAGTGAGAGGTAAGTATAATCCAGAAAAACTTCTTATAGAGCTTTTATCATTAGAGCCAATAGAATTTATTGGTATTTGTAAAATAATTGGTGTAGAGATTTATAAAGAAGAAGAAAACGAAGAGTGCGGCGGAGCCGAGGAGCATACCGATGTACATATGATACCTAGAGAGTTTTATGAGATTTGGTGTGATGTTTGTGATACTGTTGATGACATGAATAGAACACGGCGTAGAAATTTAGGTAAGCTTATTTATGCAGCCGCAAAGAAGGAGAACTAAAATGGCTTTAAATCCACATTTTGATATAGATTTTACATCGAAGAAGTGTGTACGGTGCGGCCAGCTCAAAGATTCTTTTTCTTTTTTAAGGACAAAGTCGTTTATGTATCCAAGTGGATATGTAGATGTTTGTGTTGATTGTCTAGGAGATATATTAAAGGATTCTGGATTTAATTGGGATACTATGGATAAGATTTGTCAATATTTAGATATTCCTTTTGAACCAGATAGATTTGAAGAACTGAAAAAAACGAACTCTGCGGCCGACCTATTGAAAGCTTATAATTTAATTTACTTTTCAGAAGAATTTAATGGAATTGATTGGAAGTCTTATCAAGAAGCTTATGAAGAACTTGATGCGGCCGGCGCCCTCGATGAAGTAGTACCTGGCCTTGCAGAAGAAAAACGCCATAAACTTCAAGAAAAATGGGGTTTTAATTATGATGATGAGGCTTTAGCCTATCTTGAAAATTTATATGATGGGCTTTTACTTACTCAAAATATTAATGGAGCTTTACAAGGTGACCAAGCAATTAAGATTTGTAAAATTTCTTATGAGATTGACTGTAGAATTCGTGAAGGAACCGATTTTGATAAATTGTTAGGCTCTTATGATAAATTAGTTAAAACAGGTGAGTTTACTCCAAAGAATGTTAAAAACGCAAGTGATTTTGAATCAATGGGTGAACTTTGCCGCTGGCTTGAAAAGAGAGGTTTTATTAATCAATTTTATGATGGTGAAACAAGAGATGTAGTTGATGAAACAATTAAAAATATTCAGAGCTGGAATCAAAGATTGTATACTAATGAATCTGGTATAGGTGATGAAATAAGCCAACGTATACAAGCTTTGAAGACTGCGGCCGAGCTTGAGTCATATTATGATTTAAATGAGGAGAATACTGATTTTGACGACTACGAAAACGAAGGATTTGAACAATTATTTAAAGAGGACGAATTTGAGGCGGAGTTGGAGGATAAATAATGCAAGAGAAAAAAAGAAAAGTTATTTTATCTACTCGGCAAGAGCTTACGCCAAACGAGTTCGTCGAACGCGCAGAGCGCGAAGGTATAGAACTAGAAAAAGGTGCCGTTATTACCAATGAATATTTAGATAGGCACTATGATGAATTATGTAAATGGGTTAATTACTTTACAGCTTATCCAGATATTTATTTGGATATAATTAAACCAGCTGATTCTGAATTTAGTTTATTCTTTTATCAAAGAATGACACTTCGTGCGCTTATGCGTTTTAAAGATGTGTTTATTACAGCTCCTCGTGCCTTCTCAAAATCTTTTGTAACTATTTTAGCTATGTTTTTACAGTGCGTATTTATACCTGGTAGAAAAGTATTTATGTGTGCGAATACTAAACAACAAGCAGCTCAGATTACAAAAGAAAAGATTTATGAGATATATGACCATTGGCCCTTACTTAAAAAAGAAATTATTGGGTGGGAACTTAATGAATATCCTGGTAACTTTGGCAAAGACTATGTAAGTTTACGATTTAGAAATGGCTCTATATTTGATGTAGTTCTTGCTGGCGATGCGGCTCGTGGCGGCCGTCGCCATGGAGGAGAGATCGACGAGATTAGAGATGCTGATGAAGAAGCTATTAACTCAGTAGTTATTCCATTGGTAAACGTATCTCGTAGACTTCCGAATAATACCGTAAATGAAAAAGAACCAAATCAACAGATTATAGCCACCACATCTGCTGGAAGTAAAACCTCATTTGCTTATGAGCGTTTAATTGATACTTTTGAAAATGCAATTATTGACCCAAGCCATGCTTTTATGTTTGGATGCGATTGGCGGTTGCCCGCCATGCATGGTCTTATTGATAAACAATATATTAATAAATTAAAAATGAGTCCGTCTTATAATGCGGAATCATTTGCTACTGAATATTTAAGTCTTTGGCAAGGTTCTAGTGAAGAAGCGTGGTTTTCTTACGAGAAATTAAGCAAGTATAGAAAATTAAAGAATCCAGAAATGCACGCAATTAATAGACCAGAATCTGAACAATTCTACTTAATATCAGTGGACGTTGGTCGAATTTCCGACCAAACTGCAGTTAGTATTTTTAGAGTTAATATAGTAAAGAGTAAATTTTATGCTAGTTTAGTTAATTTAATTGTACTTGGACGCACACCACAAACTAAACCTTTTACTATTCAAGCTGTTGATTTAAAGAAAATTATTGAAAGATATAATCCAAGAGAAGTTGTTATTGATACTAATGGTTTAGGCGTGGGATTAGCTGATGAAATGATTAAACCACAATATGATGAAATGGGAAATTATTTACCGGCTTATGGATTTATAAATGATGATAATTATAAAGCAATTCAGCCGAAAGATGCTCCAAAAATTCTTTATGGAATTAAAGCTAATAATCAATTGAATTCTAAGATTCATGGTAACTGTTATTCACGATTAACAAGCGGCTTAGTTCGCTTCTTAATAAAAGAGCAGGAAGCAAAGAGTGCTTTGCTTTCTACTAAAAAAGGTCAGAAAATGACTGTTGAACAACGTGTGATACGCTTAATGCCACACGAAATGACAACAAAGTTATTTGAAGAAATGGCTAACCTTCGACTTAAACGTACTGGCGCGAGCTTGGACATAGTACTTGAACGAATTAATTCTCGTTTTCCTAAGGATAAGTATTCAAGCTTTTCTTATGGATTGTGGAGAATTAAAGAACTTGAAGAAGAATACTATAAGACAAGTCATCGTAGGCGTATAGGTAAGCGACAGTTAGTGTTCTTCTCAGGAGGAAGATGATGGATGAACAAAAAAAAGCATTAGCGACTTTTACAAAAGCGATTACAGATATGGTCGCTAAGAATGAATCATCCTATAATTCGACACGTTGGGGAAGAAACAGGTATGAAAGAGTTAAAGAGTATTCACTGGAAGAAATAAAAAGAATTATTGATTCTGGTTCTTTAGAAGCTCAAATTGCTCTTTCTCGTAACTATTTTACAAAAGGTGGTTTTTATCAAAGATTACTTCTTCATTATGCTACTTTATTGAAGTATACTGGTTTGTTAATTCCGAATCCAAGTTTTGGCAAAAATCTCTCCGAACAGTATATTACAAAAAAGTATAATAATGCGGTAGCTTTTCTTGATACTGCAAAATTACCTAAGCTGTTTACTCATATAGCAATTAAAGCGTTGCGCGATGGTTGCTACTATGGGGTGATTCAAGAGGTAACAGATAAATCAATTTCTATATTAGATTTACCTATTCTTTATTGTCGTTCGCGCTTTAAGGATAAAGAGGGTAATGATATAATTGAATTTAATGTTACTTATTTTGACACTATACACGATGGAGAATATCGAAAGAAAGCTTTGGCGGCTTATCCAAAAGAAATTTCTAATTGGTATAGACGCTATAAAGCAAGGAAGGTTAATTACCCATGGTGTTATGTTTCTCCAAGTATAGGAATTTGTATGTCGTTGGTTGACGACAGACCAATATTTTTAAACATTATTACTGCCGAATTAGAATATGATGATGCAAAAAATATTAATAGAGAACGTGATTTAGAAGAAATTAGAAAAATTCTTGTTCAAAGAGTGCCGCATTTGCAAGATGGTGGATTATTATTTGAACCTGATGAAGCAGTTGAAATGCATAGGGGCGCAGTTGATATGATGAGGAAAAATGAAAACCTTAGTGTATTAACTACTTATGCTGATGTTGATGCTATTGTTTCTAAAACTTCTAATGATAATGCGTTGAACTCTGTTGATAAAGCATTGTCTAACATTTATGCTGAAGCTGGTTCTAGTAGTCAGTTATTTGGTACAGATTCTAATTTATCATTAAGTACATCTATTACTAATGATATGGCATTAATGATGATATTGGCGCGGAAGCTTGAAAATTTAATTACATCAATTGTGAATGAGAAATATGGTAATTCTAATGTAAGTTTTACTTATAAAATTTTACCTATTACTTATTATAATCAAAAAGATTATGTAGAAACTAGTTTGAAACTAGCTAATTCTGGTTATAGTTTTATACTGCCAGCGCTCGCTATGGACATTTCTCAAAGAGAGTTAAGTAGTATTAAAACTTTAGAAAATGATGTATTAAATTTAAAAGAGAAGCTTATTCCATTGAGTACCGCGTATACAGAGACAGGAAACGTAGGACGTCCTGAGAAAGATGCACAAGATAAAAGTGCAAAAACAGTTGCTAATGAGAAATCATTAGATAATGGAGGTTCTAATTAATGGATAAAGAGAAAGATAATGTAACAACTTTTTCTCTTTCTATTTATGGTAACATTACTGATTATAACGAAGTTTTGTCTAAAGCAAGATGTCGAATCTTCTATACTGGTGCAAATCGTAACGGTACGTTTATCACAGAAGAGTTTGCTGAAAAGTTAATTTCTACACTGCCATATGTTCCGGTTAAAGGAATTTATGACACGATGAAAGATGACTATACCGACCACGGAAGAGAGAGATACGAGGGGCGTATTTATGGTATCGTACCAGAAAATCCAAACTTCGCATGGGAAAAACATCTTGATGCAGATGGGGTAGAGAGAACTTATGCATGTACTGATGTATATCTCTTTACCGGACTTTATAAACAAGAAGCTTTTGATATAGTCGGAAAATCACAATCAATGGAGTTATATGTGGATTCTATTGAGGGAGAGTGGCAATATATTAATGGGAAAAGATTTTTTGTATTTACAGAAGGTAGATTCCTGGGACTTCAAACACTTGGTGAAGATTATGAACCTTGTTTTGAGGGCGCGTCATTCTATACGTTAGTAGATTCTGTTAAAGCTTTAATGAATGATTTACAAGATACAAATGTATTTCAAAAGCAAAACTTGGGAGGAGAAAAACATATGAATTTTAAACTTTCTGATAATCAGAAGTATAATATGATTTGGTCTCTTTTAAATCCTAGGTTCAATGAAGAAAACGATTATGTCATGGACTATGCAGTTTGTGATGTGTATGATGAATACGCTGTTGTTTTCAAATTTGAAACTAATGCTTATGAGAGAGCTTATTATACAAAGAATGATGAAACAGATTCTCTCGCCATTGATAAAATGGAAGATTGTTATATCGTAGATGTTAATGAAGAAGAAAGACGTGCTCTTGAAGTTCTTCATGTTATGAATAACAATACTTATGAGAAAATCGATGAAGTCGTAACTGATCTGCAAAATAAAGTAGATAGTTTTAGCTCTAAAAATGAAGAGAATGAAACTGCAATTGCGACTTTACAACAGGATAAAGAAAGACTTGAGAATGAATTAGAAGAAGTAAATGGAAATTATACAACTGCTTTAGAAACAATTGATACACTTACTTCTGAAAAGAATGAGCTGAATGAGTTTAAGGTTGCGGCAGAACTGAAAGAAAAGGAAGCTGTAATTGATAAATATGTAACTCTTATCGATGAAGAACAGATTAATAATTTCAAAGAAAAAATTGATGAGTTTACTAAAGAAGAGCTGGATAAGGAACTTGCTTTTGTTCTGGTTCAAACTAAGTCAACTATTTTTACCAATGATGAAAGCGGTTTTATTCCAAAGGAAGAGCCGCCACTCACTGGAATTAATGCTATTTTAGAAAAGCAAAAGAATAAGAAAAAATAATAAACGGAGGATTTATTATGGCTTTAACAAGATTTGTAATTGACGGTTATGGTCAATTAGAATTAAATAATGTAGCCTTCCGTAGAGATGGTCGTGTTGAAGCACAGTGTGCACTTGATGCTACTGATTTTGCTTCTGTTCCAGCCGAAAATGGAATGTTACTGGCTGTAGATAGGGTTAATAGAGCAGTTAAATTTTTTGATAGCTCTGATGATACCTATCCAATTGCTCTGAATTATACTGCTGAGCATATGTATGATGAAAGAGCTAATGCTTTAAAGGATTTCAAGCTTGAAAGAGGTAGTTTCCTCCCAAGACTTGGATATTTAGCTGTTGGTGATTTATTTACTACAAATTGTATTAGTTATGATAAGGGTTCTAGCTCTGGTCAATTTGCTGATGATGCTGCAGTAGAAACAGCTCTTGGCGCGATTGGTACAACTCCACTGTATGGTGGTGCAAGTGCTAATGGTACGATTGTTCTTGGTACTTCAGCTCCTGCAAAGGGTCCAGTACTGAAGGTTGTTGAAAAGACTACTATGCCTGATGGAACTCTTGGTGTAAAATTCCAGGTATTAACTGCGTAATTAAGGGGGTAATGAATAATGACTATTAAAGAAATGAAAGAATTAGCCCTTTGCGCGGCTAAGAATGAGGCTCCAGCTAATTATTCAATGGAGAACGTTAATGACGCTCTCGTTGAAGGCCTGAGAGAAATGGCTGGTTCTGTCAATCAGTTCATGAAGAACAGATATGACATTTATGAAATTATTATTGAAGCTGCTGACGAAGTAGTTCCTAACAAGGTTATTGATGCTGTAGGTATCTTTGCTGAAGTTAGACAGGTTGGTCAAGGACAGAAGGCTCTATTCAGAACTAAACTGGGAAGAGCTAGAGCAAGAAAGTTCCTCACTCAAGTTGGTCTGTCTGGTGTGTACGAGACATTTAGACTTGACAATGGTACTTTTGAAGTTGGTGCTTATGCAATCGGTGGAGCTTGCACAATTGACTTCGAAAGAATGTTAGATGGTGCTGAAGATATGGCTGAGCTGGTTGGTCTGCTTACTGAAGCTCAGACTGATGCTGTTTATCAGCAAGTTCAGAAGGCTCTGCGCGCAGCTTATGGAAAGAGTGGTGTTCCTGCAAACAATAGAGCAACTGGTGCGACATTTGATGCCGATGAAATGATGAAGCTGATCTCAACAGTAAGAGCTTATGGTTCTGGTGCTGTTATTTTTGCGCCGCCTGAGTTTATTGCTGCTATGGGAGCTGATGCCATTGTTCCGGTTCCAGCTAGTGGAAATTATGGCGGTGTTTATCATCCACAAGATATTGATGCTATTCATAATACTGGCTACATTAATCTGTTCAGAGGTACGCCGATTGTTCAAATTCCACAATCATTTGTTGACGAGTCTAATGTTGAAACTTGGATTGACCCGCAGCTGGCTTATGTACTGCCGACTGGTGGTGAAAAGGTTGTCAAAGTTGTATTTGAGGGTAACACTCAGATGTATGACTTTGTTAATAGGGATCAATCAATGGAGATTCACACTTATAGAAAGCTGGGTACTGCAATTCTTACATATCACAATTGGGGTATTTATAAGAACACTGGTATTACTCAGACTTATTCAGAACAATTCAACATTTAATTGTTTAGGGGAGGGGTCTATCCCCTCCCTGTTTATTTAAATACGTATACTGCGCGGGCGTCAAGGACGGCTGCGTATAGTTATATTTTAGATTAGGAGTTAAAAGGAGTAAAAAATGGAAGATAAAGTTAAGGTTGTAAATTTGATTTCAAGTAGAGTTAATATTAATTTACCAGATATGAGACTTCATAGAATTTGGGAAAAGAAGGGTGCTATAAAAACAATTCCTTTTGACCAACTTGAAGAAGCTCTTTATAATCCTGGCGTAGAATCATTATTTACTGAAGGTGTTCTTGGTATTGAAGATTTAGATACCAAGAAGAAGCTTGGTCTTGAACCTGAGGAGGCGACAGAGCCAGTAAATATTATTGTTTTAGATGACACACAAAGAAAACGTTATTTAAAGGCAATGCCTTTATATGAGTTTAAGGAAAAGATTAAGACTCTGCCTATTGAACAGATTAGAGAGTTGGCGCAGTTTGCAATTGATAATGAAATTGTTGACTTTGATAAGGTCGAAATTATTAAGAAAATTACTGGTACTGATATTATTGGTACTATTCAGATGAATAAGGCAGATAAAGAAGAAAATAAAGAAAACTAGAGAGGTTAAAAAATGGCTTCAGTTTATGATGTATATGACGCCTTCTTGCCTAAGATGTTAGAAGACGAATGGCTAAACTGGACTGACGAAGAAAGAGAAGAAGACTGGCGTGCTCTTTTAGATGCAGCTATTCCTTATTTCAAATTCCCTAGAGTTAGTTTGGATATAGAAGATGACATGTTCGTTGATGAAAATGTTTCTAATGAAGAAATTCAAATTCTTGCAACCTATATGAAAGTTGAATGGTTAAATAGAACAATTCTCACTTGGGAGAATGTTAAACCATTATATGTAGAAAGAGATTTTTCTCAAGCTAATTTAATAGATAAATTAAAGCAATTACTTGAAAGAGAGGAATATAAAGCATTAAAGTTAGAACGAATTTATTATCGTTCTCGAAAGAAGCAGCCATTTGAATATAGTAAATTGGCAGGTAAATAAAATGAAATATATTCCTGGTATGGATGAAGGATATGCAAACAGCTTAAAAAATAAGCTGTTTGGTTTGCTTTGCGAATACGAGAAAGGAAGAGAGTGGGAAAAGTTTTTAGATTCAATTATTATTGAATTATATGGTTTTGAACCTGAAGAAAGAACTATAAATTATTATACTCTATTTCATAAAATCTCTTCATTAAGATATTTAAGATACGAATATTTTAGAAGTACAATTTTTGATTGTATGTCTTTACTTTCAAGACAATCGGAGGGAGAAGATGGGATATTATGAGGATGTTTATCTTAAAAGATTAAATAGATATGGAGTAGATTTTCAATCTCGTATGCAAGGACAAAGAGAAGAAAATTTTAGGCGACAGCTAATGAAGTCGGTTTATTATGTAGAATTTGAATATGAAGGAAAGATGCGAGAAGGTGAATTAACACCTATGCGGCAGAATGAAACAAAGACTATGCAGTATTTGTTAACTAATGTACATTTAGATATGCCGAATGGAACAATTCTTTTTATTCCAGATAAAAATAATGAGCCGCGGCCATGGCTTATCTATTATTTAGAAGATATGAAAGCAAGTGGATATAATAGATATATTATGTTGAAAATGACTCATTTGCTTACATGGAAAGATAGAAATGGTGATGAACAAACTTCTTGGGCTTATTTCTATGGTCAAGAAGATAATATGTTAAAAGATGAATTAAAATCTCGTAGCAGAAGTAGAGTTCTATATACGGAAAATTTAAAATTAAGCTTTTTTATTTTACCGCTTAATGAACATATAAGGAAGGATGATTATTTGGAGGTTAATGCGGGTGGAGAATTAGAATCAATTAAAGAAGCTTATGTTGTAACTGGTTATGATACGCAATCTACTCCAGGAGTAGAGTTTGTATCAGTTGATCCACAATATATTCGTGATTTAACACCACCACCGGAACAAACTGAAGAGGATGATGAAGATGATTTCTTTTGGATTAATGGGGGTGGTAACTAATGGAAGTTAGAAATTGTACGGATATAGGTATCAATGCGCAGTATATTGTTAAAAGACTTTTAGCTAATCAAAATTTATTAAAACTTTTATATTATACTGATAAAGACCCATTAAGTCACGAGGATTTAACTCAAGAACAAATACAAAACGAAATATTTGAAAAATTAATTAAAATAATTCCTCGTGTCGGTCCAAAAGAGACAGCTCATTCTATTATTGCTGTTAGAATTGCAAGAGGAAGAGGATTAGCTACAAATAATGAGTTTAAAAATGTATCTATTAGCTTAGAAATTTTTGTACCAATGACTCAATGGATTATTAAAGATACCAATTTAAGACCTTTTGCTATTATGGGGGAGATTCAAAAGTCTTTAAATAATAAAAAAATAGAAGGATTGGGAAAGTTAACAGGTGGAGATTTTGATTTAAATTTTTTAACCGAAGAAATTTCTGCTTATGAACAAACTTTCTTATTAACTTCTTATGATTAATGATAAAGTTTTTCTTGGGCTTCCAATAAATTTTGAAGATATATGTAGAATATATCCCCCTAAAGTTAATGATGTAGTAGGTAATGATGATTTTATGATTTATCAATCTCTTTTTACTATAACACAAGAAGATTTAGATGAAGCTTATTTAAAAGATGAAAATGTTGTTCAAATACCTACGCCTTTTCAATATTTATTGATGAATTATTATCAAGATGAAGAGATAAGGGGAAAGATAGAAGAGGCTTTCGTTTTATTTGTACATGAACCAGTTACAATTGTTCCAGAAATTGAAATGTTATTGATAGGGAAAAATGAAGATGAATTAGACCCTGATGTAGATTTAGAAAATCCAAGACTATTAACAGAAGAAAATTTTTTTGATTTTCAAAATATGATTCGTTTAATTATGGGAATGGAAAAGGTAGAAACACCAGACCCAGAAGAAGAAAATTTAGATCCTCGTATTAAACGATATAAAATGAAAATAAGAGAACATGAAAAAATTATTAATAAGAAAAAAACTAAAACTGCTCCAACTTTAGGAACTTTACTTGCTGCAATTTGTTGTATGGGAATTGGTTTAAATCCACTTAATATTGGAGAGATGAGCTATGCGTGCGTACAATGGTTGGTAGCTATGGAACAACAAAAAGAAGAATATGATGTTGATATTCGAGCTTTACTTGCTGGCGCGGATAGTAAAAAGGTTAAACCGAAATATTGGATAAAAAATTTAGATTAATTAATTAATTTAAACAAAATAGGAGGCTATTTAATATGGCAATTATTCTTGATAAATATGCTATTAAGGAAGTCGCTGACGTTATGTTCTATGAGTTAGACTCAAAGGGCGCACCTTCTGCTCCAGTACTTTATCTTGATACTCTTAAGACTTCAACTTTAAGTCAAAGTTCAGAAACTGTAGATGCTACTGGTGGTAAAGGTAACGTTAAGATTCTGTCATGGGATACTAATAAAGAGCTTACTTTAGAGCTTGAAGACGCTGTATTTAGTGCTAAATCACTGGGTATCATGTTTGGTGGTACTATGAGTGATAATAGTGTTACTGGTCAAGAAGTACTTAAGACTTTAAAGGCTGCTGACATTAGCGCTTCTACAGTAACTGGTGAAACAGATTATTGTATTTTTGAACTGAAAGGACAAAAATATTATATTGCAAAGAATAGAGTTACTACTTTTGTATATGTTGCTGGTAGTGCTGTTCCAACAGCAGTAGAATCACCAAATTGGGAAACAAAGAACTTTGATTTTGCTACTTTTGATTTATTAGATTGCACTATGAGTGCAACTCCTGTTACGACTTCTAATACTGTTGTTAAAAATGGTATTGAAATTAACATTGGTGCAGAATTTGGTGATAATAC